GTACGCCAACATCAAGCGCACCTATGACGTGTACCAGGACCTGGACGTCCAGGCCGCGCGCCAGTCGCTCATCGAGACGACCCGGCTGAACCAGATCGCATCGCAGGCGCTGCAGAACGCGGTCGAGACCGCCAACATGGTCGGCAAGCAGGCCATCCGGCACGCCGATGTGGCCGCCGATGCTCTGTGGACCGACGAACTGAACCCGGTGTCGCGTGGCGCCGGATCCAACCTCACCGCGGGCGCCATTCCCGCCAACCGCGCCACCGACGTGAGCGCCGCCGGCGTGGGCGTGGATGCCCAGGCCGTGGTCGCCGCCGTCGCCAAGCAGGTGGACGCCACGATCACCCCGGTGCTGGCCACGCTCCAGCAGATCGTCGAAGCGCTCGCCACCGCGACGACCTCCATCGCCAACGTGGTGAACCAGGCGCAGCCGAAGACGGCGTAGGCCGCTCTTCCGGAGGGGCGGTCGCTGTACCGCCCCTGTCTTCACGGAGCCAATACGATGAACACCCTTCTCATCATTCTCAAGATCTTCCCCCTGGTTCTGGCAGCCGTCCAGGCCGTCGAGCAGGCGATTCCGATGCCCGGCCAGGGAAACAAGAAGCTCGAACTCGTGCTCGACGTGCTCAAGTCCGCATATGACGGGAGCACAGACCTGGCGAAGCAATTCAGCTGGGACAAACTCGTAGCGGTGGTCGTACCGATGATCGCGAAGATCGTCGATCTGCACAACGCGCTGGGACTGTTCCAGAAATCCGCTCAACCCAACAACGCATGACGAACCTGCAGGTGGCTACGTGGCCGGTCGACAAGCTCATTCCTTACGCCCGGAATGCGCGCACGCATAGTGCGGAACAGGTCGCCCAAGTCGCGGCGTCGATCGCCGAATTTGGGTGGACAAATCCGATTCTGGCCGGCGCGGATGGAATCGTTATCGCCGGCCACGCGCGCCTGCTTGCAGTTCGCAAACTGGGCATGACCGAGGTTCCGGTCATCGTCCTCGATCACCTGACCGAATCCCAGCGCCGCGCGCTGGTGCTGGCCGACAACCGGTTGGCACTCAACGCCGGATGGGATGAGGAGATGCTCCGCGTGGAGATGGCCGCGCTCGATGAGGACGGCTTCAACCTCGAAGTGGTCGGATTCACCGATGAAGAAATCGTGGGCCTGCTGCGCGACCCCGACGAAGTCCACGCCGGCAACACCGACGATGACGCGGTGCCGGAGACTCCGGAGGCCGCGGTCACCGTTCCCGGCGATGTCTGGATTCTCGGGGAGCACCGACTGCTGTGCGGCGATGCGACGCAGTTGGCCGACGTCGAGAAGGTCCTCGCCGGGGGTCTGGCGGACATGGTCTTTTGCGATCCGCCGTACAACGTGAACTACGGCGCGACGATGAAAGACAAGCTCCGCGGCAACAAGCGAAAGATCGCCAACGACGACCTGGGGCAGGACTTCGCACAGTTCCTGCGGGACGCATGCGTGACCATTCTGGCGGTCACCAAGGGCGCGATCTACGTCTGCATGTCCTCGTCGGAGATCCACACGCTGCAGCGGGTGTTTCGCGAGGCAGGTGGCCACTGGTCCACGTTCGTCATCTGGGCGAAGAACACGTTCACGATGGGGCGTTCGGATTATCAACGCCAATACGAACCGATCCTGTACGGCTGGAAGGAAGGCACGGATCACTTCTGGTGCGGCGCCCGCGATCAGGGCGATGTCTGGTTCGTGAAGAAGCCGGTGGTGAACGATCTCCACCCGACGATGAAGCCGGTCGAGTTGGTGGAGCGCGCCATCAGGAACAGCAGCAAGGGCCGCGACACGGTGCTCGATCCATTTGGCGGGTCCGGCACCACTATCATCGCCTGCGAGAAGGCCGGGCGACAGGCGCGCGTGATCGAGCTCGAGCCGAAGTACTGCGACGTGATCGTCGCCAGATGGCAGGAGTTCACCGGCAAGCAGGCCCGGCTCGAACAAAGTCAGCCGGAACAGGAGGAGCAATGCCAACCCCTGGAATCGTAGCGGCCGCGATGGCGATCGGGCTCCTGGTGATTGGAGCGCAGAGGGCAGTCCACGGCGTGAAGAAGGCAGGTCACCAAATCGGCTGCCTTACGAAGACAGGCCACAAATGCCCGCCGAAGCCGCAGCAGCCGGTCACGCAGCCGCCACGGTAGAAGTCGTAGAACCTGATGTCGAACGTGAGATGGCGCGGTGCCGCAGTGAGATTGCAGCCATCGAAGCGTTGCTGCGCGGCGGTCATCCCGATGTTGAGGGTCTTTGTCTGGCCCTGTCGGACTGGTCGGCCGAGTTGAGAGTCATCGAGAGGCAACGTGAACGAGCACTTCTTTCAGATTCTGATCCCTGCAAGCGGGTTGATCTCCGGCCTCATCGGGACGTACGTGGGCTTGCAGAACCGCGCATTGCTGGCGGAAGTCCGGAAGGAACTGGCGGAACTGGAAAACCGGATCATCACGCGGATCAACGGCACCTACGTGAGACGGGGCGAATGTGAGCTACGTGAGGACCTGGTCCGCGAAAGGCTCGCGGCAATCAACGATGAGTTGAAAAGCAAGAATGCCGCCGGTTTGTGAAGCCGGCGGCAGGAGGGGCGCGGGCTACTTGGCGAGGCGGTATGCGCGGTCGCCGCTCTCTTTCTTGAAAGACTCGACTGTGAGGCCCATCTTTTTGGTGATCGCCCCGGAGATGAATCCTCGCACGCTGTGCGCCTGCCAGTCAGTCGCCGCCATGATCTCCTTGAGAGTGGCGCCATCGGCGCGGCGCATCAGTTCCAGGACAATGGCCTTTTTGCTGCCGTCGCGCGCCGTGGGTGGGTCGTCTTTGCTGGTGGCAGCCTTGGCCGCCTTGGTCTTCTTCGGCGCGGCGGCGGCCACTTCCGGCGCGGGAGCGGGCGTCAGGGCTTGGATGGCCTTCCAGATGCGGTTGACCGCCGTCTTGCGGTCGGTGAACTTCTTGACCGGCTTCAGGCTGTCGAAGGGCACCACTCCGGCAAAGCCGTTCCAGACTTCGGCGAACCGGCTGATCGGCCATTCGGCGGAGACTTTGGCAAGCTCCTTCTCGGTGGCGAAACGCTGCTGGCCTTCGGGAACCTGCTCGGCAGCGGTGAAGGCGGTGATGTTGTTGTCGGTGGTGATGGCAAAGGTGGTCATGGTTTTCTCCTGATTCAGAATTCGATCTCGTCGACGATGCGGCGCGCCTCGTCCTCGGTGAGGCTGTCGTTCAGGCCTCCCTGTTTGATCCAGCGGTCCACGGCAACCAGAAGTCGTGGATGGTCGAGCGTGGCGAGTACCGTCCGCAGAATCCCGGATCGCCAATCCCCGGGTTCCGGGTATCGCAGTTGATCTCACCCAAGCGGTCCTGGGGGACCATTGCCGCGGAGTTCCTCGTGGCCAAGGAGTCGACGGAAACGCTGAAGGCGTTCCTGAACACGGTGCTGGCGGAACTCTGGACGGAGCGCGGGTCGGCGCCCGACTGGGAAAAGGTGTACCTGCGGCGCGAGGATTACGATCTCGGAATCGTGCCGGCGAAGGGATTGCTGCTTGTGGCCGGCGTCGATGTGCAAGACGACCGGCTCGAGGTCGAGGTCAAAGCCTATGGGCGGGGCAAGGAATCCTGGTCGGTTGACTATCGGGTGATCCAGGTGCCAGACCAAGCCGGGCAGCCGCTCAAAACGTCCTCGCCGGAAGTGTGGCAGGAGTTGGAAGCGTTGCTGGCGGTGGACTGGCCGCGCGAATCGGGCGGCACCATGCCCCTCATGGCAATGATGATCGACTCGGGCTTCCGGCCGCAGATGGTGTACGACTTTGCGGCGCGCCACCCTCAACCGGCGCACGGGCCAGCAGGCGATGCGATCGCTGCGCCGCGCACCGTGGTGGCCACCAAGGGCAAGCCTGACTTCCTGAAGTTGATCGTGGCGGTGTCGCCGACCGACGCTTCGCGCAAATGGCAGAACATCCGGATCTGGCACATCGGCACGCACTGGGCGAAGCAGGAGTTTTACGATTGGCTGCGGATCGTGCTGCCCGACGATGGCACGTACCCTCCCGGATACCAGCACTACGCTTACAAGGATCAGGACTTCTATCGCGGGCTCTGCTCCGAGAAGCGGATCATCCGGTCGACCGGGAAGGTGGAGTGGGTGCCCGACAAGTCAGTCCGGAACGAGCCCCTCGATCTGGCAGTGCTCTGCCGCGCGGCCGCGGCCGTCTGTGGGATCGATCGGTTCACGGAAGAGCATTGGGCGGAACTCGAAGGGACGGTGCCGGAACCGATACGGACCGTGCGCCGGGACGATTACTTCGGCAACCGCTCCGATGGATGGTTTGGCGGCAAGGACTGGTTCAAATGATCCAAATGACCGAACTGCAATCGATGCGCGACGCGCTGCAACGCGCCATCTTCAGCGGGACTCGCCGGGTGCAGTTCACCGACCGCGCGGTTGAGTACAACAGCGTCGATGACATGCGGAAAGCGCTCGCCGACATCGACTCTGCGATCGCCGCCGGTTCGGGTTCGACGCCATCCTCTTTCAGCCTGGCCATGCATAGCAGGGATTGAATGAACGCCCTCAACAAACTGATCGGTTACTTCTCGCCCGAGCGAGCATATCGCCGCGCGCGGTTCCGCGCCGCGGCCGAAGTGTTCGCCTACGACGGGGCGAAGTCGGGCCGTCGCACGGACGGATGGGTAGCGGCGGGCGGCGACGCAAACACTGAGGTTGGCGCCTCCCTGATCAACCTTCGTAACCGGTCGCGCGATCTGCTGCGCAATAATCCGTACGCCAGCAAGGCCATTGCGGAACTGGTCGGCAACACGGTGGGAACCGGAATCGTTCCCCAGGCGAAGACGGGGACGCCCGCACTCGACAAGATCATCGACGAGGAGTGGCTCTATTTCGCCGAGAACTGCGATCCGGGCGGGCAGTTGGACTTCTATGGAATGCAGGCCCTCATCGTCCGGACCACCGCCGAGAGTGGTGACGGGATCGTCCGTTTCCGGCAGCGGCTGCCGCAGGACAATTTCCGGGTGCCGCTCCAGTTGCAGGTGTTGGAGGGCGACTTCCTGGACATCTCCCGCACGATGGGGATTGCGACCGGCCACATCATCCAGGGCATTCAATTCAACCTCTACGGACAGCGCGAGTATTACTAGCTTTACAACTACCATCCGGGCGGCGTCTACATGCTGAATCCGCGAGGCGGAATTCTGAGCCAGCCCGTGCCGGCCGCCCAGGCGATGCACACCTACTGCATCCTGCGGCCCGGCCAGGTGCGCGGCGTGCCGTGGCTGGCCCCGGTGATGCTGGCGATGCGGGACCTTGACGACTACCGGGACGCGGAGCGCATGCGGAAGAAGACCGAGGCGTGTCTCGCGGGGATCGTGACACGCCCCGAAGGTTCGGGCGGTCTGCCGCTGGGCGCAAAGTCGACGGACCCGAAAACCGGGAACGCGCTGGAGCGGATGTACCTGGCATGATCGAGTATTTGAAGCCGGGCGAGGACATCAAGTTCAACGCACCGTCACCAGCCGGAGGGTATCGTGACTACCTGATGACCGAACTCCAGGGCATCGGCGCCGGCATCGACGTTCCGTACGAGTTGTTGTCCGGGGATTTATCGAACGTCAACTACTCTTCGTATCGAGCGGGCATGTTGGGATTCCGTAACGCCATCGAGGCGTTCCGGTGGTTGACGCTGATCCCAATGTATTGCCGGCCGACGTGGCGCAGGTTCATTGACACCCTGGTCTTCATCGGCAAGATTCCCGAGGCGAACTACGGCGTGCAATGGACCGCACCCAAGTTCGAATCTGTGGACCCTCTGAAGGACGCCACGGCCGAGGTGAAGCGCATCCGCACCGGCACGTTGACGTTATCCGAGGCGATTGCACAGGACGGCTACGACCCCGAAAAGCAGTTGCAGGAAATTCGCCGGATGAACGACTTGCTCGACGAACTGCAGATCATCCTGGACTGCGACCCGCGCAAGGTGAACGACAAGGGCGTCGAGCAGTCGACCGTGGGCGGAGACGCGGCGACGCCAGACGCGAAGCAGACCGGCACGGTGAAGCACTCAGCCCGGCATTGGGATTCGCCCACGCGCGTCTACGCCTCGTAAACCAACAACTACAGGAAGGAGTAATTCATGCCCGAAGAAATCGCCGGGACTGTGCCGGAGTCCGCTCCGGCGGAGGTGATCGTCGCCGCGGCGCAGCCCGAGCCTCTGCAGGAAACTACGGAGTTCCAAGTCGAGCGTTTCACGGTGGCGGCGACCTTCGCGCCGCCATCGGCCAATGACGACGCCGCACCATTGACGCGGTCTGGTACACGGGCGCCAAGGTGCCCCGGTTCGACTGGCGTACCGGCGAGGAATACGACCTCATCCTCGACATGAAAGGTTGCCGTTTGGATCGCCTGAATAACGGCGGTCCGGTGTTGGACTCGCACAGCGCCTACGGAGTAGAGAGCCAACTCGGCGTGGTGCGAAAGGCGTGGTCGAAGAAATCCACCGGCTTGGCCACCATCCAGTTCAGCAAGCGGGATGCCGTGACGCCGATCTGGAACGACGTCAAGAACGGCATCATTCAGAACCTCAGCCCCGGCATGTGGATCTACAAGAAGGTCGACACCACGCCGAAGGGCCAGGAGCGCAGGGAGTTCACGGCGACGGATTGGGAACCGTTCGAGATCTCTCTGGTGTCAGTGGCCGCCGACGCGGCCACCAATTTCATGTCGGCGGTGGGAACGTCACCGGCGCCACCGAGTGTAGTTGACAGCACACGGGCATCTGCCCACAAAGAGGAGAAACCTGACATGGAAACGACCACGCAGGACCCGGGCGTTGAGGCCCGTCAGAACGAAGCAGCCCTCGCCGCGGCGCGCGACGAGGCGGTGAAGGCGGAGCGGTTGCGCGCGGCCACCATCCGGTCGCTCGCCACCGACCCGTTCAAAGTGGAGGAGCGCTTCCTCGTATCGCTGATCGACGAGGGCGTGTCCGTCGAGACCGCTCGCGAGCGCATCATGACGAAGCTCCAGGCGGAGTTCGAGCAGCATCCATCCAATCCGATCAACCCGCCTGCCACATTCGGCGGCAAGGACGAGGCGGACAAGCGGCGCGAGGGAATGGAAGCGGCCTTGTTCCTGAGGGGCAACCCGCGCGCGTCGCGCGAGATGATCGAGAAGGGTCGCGACTTCGCCGGGCTCACACTGGTGGACATGGCCCGCGAGTGTCTGAATGCCGTCGGCGTGAAGACCCGCGGAATGGACCGGCACGAGATCGCTCGTGTTGCGCTCCAGGGCCGGAATGGGGCCG